GGTGTACCAGGACTTGCGGCTGATCCACCTCCTCCAACTGTTATTGTATAATCTCCAGGATCTAATTCTTGTTGGCTTCCTCTTAATGGGGATGGTCCAAAACCAGATGCTCGATATCCCCCTGCACCACCTCCACCAGACGACGCGGGTAATCCACCTGGAGTTAATCCTCCCCCACCACCTGCAATTACTAAATAATCTGCAAGCTGTGGTGAAGCAGCGGCTGCTCCAGAACCAAATCCTAAAACTTGATATCCAAAAGATTTTCTTTGTGATTTATTTTTTTTTGAACCTTTGACTCCAACACCACCTTGGAGAACATCTAATTTATGGTCTCTCATATTTTATTACCTATGCGTCGTTAGCTGCGTCAGTAGTATAAAATATTTTTACCCCTAGAACTCTACATTCACCAGTAAAAGTATCTGAACCGTCCGCAGCTTTTCTAAATAATTGAAAGTAAGTTTGTTCACCTGCTGCAGGAGAACCTGCAACTGTTACTGCACCACTTTCTGCTGAAATTTGTTGATCTTCTACTGTTCCAATACCAGCGTCTGTGACTTCTACTGCTGTTCCATATGCAACATCAATAGTATCACCATCAGCACATGCAACACCTTGTAAACCAAAAATGGCATTTCCTGTGTTAGTTGTGCTAGGAGACCAATAAACTTGATAAGTTAATGTGCTTTCATTCCATGATTTAGGCATAGCCACTGTGAATTGTGTATATTGTTGTGTACTAGCATCAAAATCAAATACTTTTAAATCTGGTCTTGTAGCCGTTGTTTCAACTAAAGCTGCGTCTGCAGGGTTAGTAGTTGGCCCATACATAGCTGCTGCAGGAACCCACATAGTTTCTTTACCAGCAATTTTTAAAGCAGAACCGTTTCCTTGTAAAACACCAGATCCTTTTGGAACTAAATTTATACCTACATTAGTTTCACCAGATGCTGTAAAGCTGGGGTTATTTCCAGTTGCTGCGTTAGCGTATGTTAATTCGTTAACCGCTGAACTTGTAGCAGTTAATAAAAATAATTCGTTTCCGTTAGTGTCTAAAATAGAAGTTCCTATTTTAGGTGATGTTAAAGTTTTGTTTGTTAAAGTTTGAGTGCCTGTAAGTGTTACGTCTCCACTTCCAAAACCAGTGTCATAAACACCAGTGTTTGTTGCTACACCATCTAAGTATACAATTTTATGTGACTTATCCGTAGTTGCAAAAGTAACTGTTGCACCTGAACCAGATGCTGCTTTTAATTGTACTGTGTAAGCACCTGAAGTTGCGTTTTCAATAATATAAAACTGTTCTGTAAGTAATGGAAAAGTTACAATTCTGTTTCCAGTAATACTTCCTGATAATTTAAGAACTCTTTGTTGAGCGGTACCTGTTAAAGCACCATTGTCGATATCTAAAGCTGTTGTTCCAGCACCCCCTGCGATAGATACTTCTAAAAATCCACCAAGAAGTTGTTCTGCAAGTTGTAAATTAGCGTTTGTTTTTGTTCCCCATGTACCGGCGTTTTCACCAGTTGCCATTAATTCCAGGCCAAGATCTGTATAAGTTGATGCCATAATTTTTTTCCTATGCCCTTTTCAGTTAAGCTACATCTGTATAAGATGTATTACCTGTTATGTCAATATCATTATAATTTGTATTTCCAGTAATATCAACATCAAAATAACCTAATGGTGAAACATTTCCTACAGCCGTTGTGGCCTCTACACCAGTTAATCCGATAACATCTGCCGGTGAAATTGTTCCTACAGAAACAGTTGCAGAAACTCCTGTTAAAGGAACCCCTATTTCTAGAGTTACTGATCCTACTGAAGAAGTAGCTCCAACACCGGTAACATTTATTAAATCTTCTGCGTTTGTAGTAATTGCACCTACACCAGTTGTTAAACCTAATCCCGTTAACCCAACAACATCTGCTGGTGTAATTGCTCCAACTGCAGATGTTGCTACTTGTCCAGTTAATCCTACAAGCATGTCTGCATTCTCATTTACAGTTAAAGAACCTACAGAAGAAGTTAAAGCACCAGGGGCTGTTAATGTAACTACTGGTGATAATATAATTGTTGGAGAACCTATTGCAGATGTTGCAGAAACTCCCGTTAGTCCCATGACATCTGCAGGAGTTATTGCTCCAACAGAAGAAGTTATTGCATCAGGAGCAGTTAAATTTTCAACCGCGCTTTCAACACTACCCCAACCATTTTCACCCCAATCAAGAGTACCCCAACCAGGGAAACGATTTATAGTTATGTCTCCAACTGCAGTAGTTGATCCTACTCCTGTTAAAGTTATACTTGGTGCCTCTCCATAACCTTGTTCTCCCCAACCAAGACGGCCCCATCCTTCAACTATAATATTGGTGTCACCATAATCTGCTTGACCCCAATTTAGACGGCCCCATCCTGCTGTATCTGCTTGTCCTCCCATTCCGGAGTGAACTGTACAATAATAATATAAAACCGCAGGGGCCCCTGATTGAACGTCTATTTGTGTGTAAGCACCAGCTTGTCCAGGTGTTCCACTAGTGGTAACGCCTTCGGTATATTCACTGCCACCACCATGGGTTCCGTTTGAGGTTGTAGAAAATCTTAATGGGTGACCAGCATTAGTTCCGTCTGATTGATCAAATTTATAAGTGCCACCGGCACCAATCATTACAGTGTCTTGTTGAACACCATCTATAACATATTTATTTCCTGAATCGGTACTAACTACCGTTACGGTGAATGTCTTATCGATTGACATAAGGAACTACCTCCTTATGCTATCCTGACGATTGCTGTTGATGCTGCTGCTGCGGGAAATTGAATTGTAAAAGTTCCGCTAGATACAGTTTTGTCTCCACCAAATGCTACTACACAAACAGCTTTGTCTGATTGTGTATCATTATATATTAAACATCCGTTTGCTGTAAATGAAGCAGAAGTGAAACTTATGTCTGCAAAGTCACAAACTGCTGTTGAACCATCTAATACAGGAGTAACACTTGTAAGTGCTGCACCACCAGCTGTGTAAGCTGAACCAGATGTGTTAGAAATTTCGTTTGATGTACTGTAAGCTGTCGTACTTGCACCTAAAGATGCTGAACTTGTGTACAAAGCTAATTTAAAAGTGTTTCCAGATGATGCAGTAAAGTTATGAGTGCCAACTAAAATTTCTTGTTTAAAGCTGTTACAAACTGCCGATGATATTGCCATAATTTTTTCTCCTCAATTTACGGAGACGGTGACTTAACTGGTATTCTAACTGTTCCGTCAGTATAATCGTCTCGTCTTCGTCTTCCAAGTTGCATACCTGCAAACTGTTGTATAGCATTTTTATATCTATTTTCATAGTATGTCAACATATCCGTTGGACCTTTTAAAAATGCAAATGCTTCTACAAGACATGCATATAATAGCCCTTGTGGGAAGTATGTGCTTAAATAAGTATTGTTATTAAAACCAGTGCCAGATCCAAGGCCATTAGGCATTTTATTATAATAAATTCTAAATTTGTAATTAGCGTCAGGTGTAGGGGCTACATATAGACCTCCAGACGAAGTATCTGTAGTATTATCAGCACCACCAAACATTGCATAATATTTAGGAAAACCAGTTACATCTTGAGCCGTTAGATCACCTTCCGGTCCTGTTAATCTATCTACATATTCTGATAAATATGTTTGATCTTTTTTTTCTAACCAAGTTCCATCACCTGTAGTGGCTGAAGTAGAATTAAATACTTCAACACCTCTTATAAATAAAGCTCCAGCAGGTGAATTAATTGTATTATCATCAGCAGCTAATGCACCTTCTTGAACAAATCTTTGAGCGTCCATAGGAAGTTCTTGAAAAATTCTAAATTCAGCCGCCATTATAAATTCATCAATAATAGCTTGTGTAAAGACACCATCATCTACTTCAGTGTAGCTTCTTATTGCTGCAGTTAATGTGCTGTAATCGTATTTTTTAACTCCTGACATAATTAACCTCTATCATTAATCGGTCCAACTGTACACTGTAAACCGCCCCCTGTCTCTGTACTAGTAGCGTTGCTAACTAGTTCAAATGTAAAACCTGTTTGAATAGTGTTGTAAGCAGGATTGCCAGCACTGTCATTGTATCCAGCTAATTCCTGTTTTGTAGAAAGTGTTGCTATTTTATATGCTCCAAATACTTTTGCTCCAGTTGCATGGGAGCCTGCAGTTGTATTTACAGGACTAACTCCTCTGTAAGGCGCGCTCGTTCCTCTAGTGCATCCTGTTAAATCATGGGTAGATCTTCCTGTATATTGAATAACTTCGTTTTGATATCTACCTACAAGAAGAGGGTTAGTAGTATCGTCAGCTGTTAAAACTTTTTCAATTACAATAAAACCTGATGTTGGAAATTCTGATCCATCAGTTAAAGTAATAGTTGTAGCTGAGTCTGTAATTGCACCATTTAAAGTTGTAGACAATTGTAAAGT